GGGCCAGGCATGGGAGTTAACCATCACCGTGGCTACGGCGACAGGTTCTGAGCAGATCGTCATTTCGTCTGTTGCATGGAAACCAGAGGCGCTTCGTATTACGTTTGACGTGCTGCAGGCGATGAACTCCTCACCGCTCTGGTACGCTGACATTGCGATCTATAATCTCAATCAAGCCACGGCGCAGAACATACAGCTCAATGCAACATACGCCGTACTCAAGGCGGGTTTCATGACCGGGCCTAACCGTTACTCAACCATCTGGTCCGGCGCGGTGTTCCAACCCATCTATACTCGTGAAGGTGTCGTAGACCAGAAAGTAACGCTGCACTGCGTTGCAAGTCCGATGTTTGCCGACGATGATCTGCTTGCGTTCAGTATAGGACAAAACAGTACGCAGCAGCAACTGCTTGCTATGATTGCAGGCACTACCGGGCTTCCACCATTCAGCCAGAGCAATGGAACGCTCGGGCCAGTTGCCGAGCAGCGGCTTAATGCGGTACAGTATCCGCGCGGCAATACGGTATTTGGACGCCCGGCGAAGTTCATCGCGCAGTTGGCAAGTAGTAACTTTCTTCAGTCATGGCAAGATGGTAGTAAAGCCTATCTCTCTGAGGTAGCGTATAACAAGACGACCCCAGACCTGATCTATGCGCCACCGTACCCGCCTGGAGCAGTTCCAACCACGCAGCAGCTTCCTGCCGGCACCACGCAGAGCATCACAGGCACGCCGCAGCAGATACCTCAGGGCGCTATCTTCACCGTTCTGCTAGATCCGAGGTTGCGGGTAGGACTTCCGCCGCAGCTAGTTCAGCTTGCGCGGCTTGAGGCGTTCAACGTAATCACACGCAACCCTGGCGAGTCATTCGTCAGTCCGCTCACATCACCCCTATCATTCTTTGTCGCGCAGGTGCGGCATGTCGGCGATTCTCGCGGCAATGAGTGGCACACGGAAGTAACTGGGTGGAGCACGGCGTATGCGCAAGCGCAATTAACCGCCCTTGGGGTTACCTAAATGGCTACGACACCAGCACCAAGTCCGCTCTTCTCACTCTCTTCTTCGCAGATCAACCGAGCGCCTTCTGCTCAATGGCGCCAGGTAGTTTCGCAGGCGTTGACTGAGGCGCGTATGTCCATTCCGGCATTTCTAACTGAAGATATGGACGCGTCGACGCAGACAGCTACAGTGCAGATCGCCATTCAAGAACAGGCGCGTACTTCAACTGGACCTGCGTGGGTTGACATTCCGCCAATCATTCTTGTGCCGGTGCTCATATCGCGCGGTGGCGGGTTCAGCGTCACGCTGCCGCTTAAGAAGGGCAACGAAGGACTGCTGATATTCTGTGACGCGTGCATAGACAACTGGTGGCAGAACGGCACGGCGAATAGCCAGGCTCCGACCGCACCCGTAGTCGACGGTGCTGCGCCCCCACCGTCAGGCTCGCAGCGGCAGAACGAAGTTCGACGCCACCATGTTCATGACTGTGGGTTCTATCCTACTTCCATCAGCCAGCCGAATGTCTTGGAAGACTACTCCACTAGCTCGCTACAGATACGCAGTGATGACGGCGTCACAGTAATCGACGTGGCTGAGAACGGAGTCACGGTAACTGCTGAAAGTCTTATGGCGACCGTCACCGACGCCGTCGTATCCGCGAGTGGCTCGGCGCAGATAACTGCTGGAACTTTGGTGCAGGTGACGGCGCCAGAGATTATACTCGGCTCTGGCGGTACGCCCTTGGCGCTTGTCAATGATACGTGGTACCAGTGGTGGCTGACTAACATCTTCCCGTTTTTGCAAGGCCTCGGCTATGTCGGCCCTGCTGCACCTTCTGGAGCGGAGACAACTGTGCTGAAAGCTGAGTAAGGAGACCCCAAATGTCGAGCAATGTCGTCTCTGCAAATATCACCTACCTCGCTCTGGATGCAAACAACGACCCAGACTTCAATGCCGGCAATTCATTGACTGGCGTCAACGCCGTGGCGCAGGCCATTCTTACCCGGCTGAACCTCTTTCTTGGCGAGTGGTGGGAGAATCTCAACCTCGGCTTGCCCGTCTTTCAGAAGATGCTCGGGCAGCTTGCCAGTCGTAAGGGATTAGCTGCCATGACGGCACTCGTGCAGCAGAACGTTGCCGGCACGCCGTACGTAGTTCAGCCGGTCACTGTGGTGACGACATTCAACAACGGCGCGTTGACATTCCAGGTCACGGCCAACACTATATTTGGGCAAGTAAACGTTCAGTATCAACCTGGCGTATCTGCCGGCGTTGGCGCGTGATCCGGCAGAGTATGCAGTCGTAGAGCGCAGCAAGGAGAGTTTAACGTGAGTAGTGTGCCGTCTTACGCGCCGCCTTCTATTGGTCCTGCCGGCTTGACGGTAAGCTCTTACCCGTCAATCATTCAAGATAACCTGGCCGCCTATCTCAACATCTATGGGCAATCACAGTACGTAGAGCCTGACTCAGCTATCTATCAGTTGCTCAGTATCATCAGTCTCAAGCAGGCAGATCAAAATGCGGCGTTGCAACTGGCGTACGATCAGAGCAGCCCGCAGACAGCAGTGGGCGCTGGGCTTGACCGCCAAGTCAAGATGAATGGCCTGGCTCGTAACCCGTTCACATTCAGCACGGCAGTGCTGTCGTTGACCGGAACAACAGGCGCCATGCTGACCAACTGCTTTGCACAAGACCAAGCCGGCAATCTCTGGGCGCTTCCTTCTCCTGTGACCCTTGGGGCGGGTACAACCTACGCAACGGCGACCTGCACCACGCCAGGAGCAATCTCCGCCGAGCCTGGCGCCATCAATATCATAGCGACGCCAGTGAGCGGATGGACTCCGCCGTCTGCGACAGTTACTAATGCGGCTGCCGCTATACCCGGCGATCCGGTTGAGGCAGATAGTCAGCTTCGCGCTCGTCAATCTGTCAGCGTAGCGCTGCCGTCGCTCACGCCCATAACCGGCACAGTCGCCGCCGTACTTGCTACGAAGAACGTAACACGCGTAGCCCCAGGATATCCAACTCCTGGCGGTCCAGGCACTTCCATCGAGAACCCCACTGGTGCTGCCGATAGCTGGGGTAACCCAGCACACTCCATCACAATGGTTGTCGAAGGCGGGGCAGATGCTGCTGTCGGCTCTGCGATCTACGCAAAGAAGACGATCGGGTGCTTCACTAACGGCACGACGTCGGTAGTTGTAAACGACCCAGTTACTGGGTATGCCAATACCATTAGCTTCTACCGGCCTTCATATGTGCAGCCCTATATTGGCATCTACCTTCACGGTCTGACTGGGTTCACCTCAGCCACTTTGACGGCTGTGCAAGCTGCACTGGTAGCTTACCTTGACTCGCTGGCTATTGGTGAGGAGGTTGTATACTCTTCGCTCTACGGTGCGGCGCTCAGCGTTATCACCAACCCATCGCAGCCAACATTCTCCATTAAGTCTATGACTCTGGGAACTACTGACACAGGGTTATTCACGGTCATTCCGCACGTTGGCGCACTTGGAACTGGCTACGTCGTCAATGACGTTCTAACTGTCACACAGGGCGGGGCGAGCGGTGGAACTGTCACAGTTACAAGCGTTAACGGCTCAGGTGGTATCACCGGTATCAACCCGCAGGCAACAACGTTCGGCACAGGGTATGTAGCGGCGGCTAACCTCGCGACAACGGGTGGAACTGGGACGGGTGCGTACGTAGATATTACCGCGACGCAGCCGCTAGCTATGAGTGACCTCACACTACTCTTCTATCAGGCTGCGCAGGGGCTCGGTGCACGTGTGAACGTGGCGTCTGTATGAGCAAAGAATTGAGGCGTCTGCATGAGTAGTCCTATAAATCCTTTCTACGGCGTGCAGGGTTACGGTATCGGCCACTACGGTAATCAACCGATTGAAGTTCTTCCTATTGGCTACTACCTTCAAAGACTGACTCACTTCTACGCTTCGCCAAACGCGCCCAAGTTGAACGCTTTTCTGTACGTGCTGCTGAAAAAGTTTGACGACGTCAGCCAGTGTCTTGTTAGACTAGACACAGCGATTGATCTTGACAGCGCGATTGGCGCGCAGCTTGACCAGCTAGGCGCTACTGCCGGCATTTCGCGCGTCGTCGGCTTTCAGCCTAGTGGCGGAGTAAGCCCGGTGCTGGACGACGCCACGTATCGTACTTTGATCAAGGCCAAGATAGCACAGAATCAGTGGGACGGCACGATAGACAGTCTCTATCCCATTTGGCAGACGTTGTTCCCTGGCGGCACTATTGTCATTGAGGATAACCAGACCATGTCGGCCAATATCATACTGACCGGCACGTTTACATCCATCATACAAGACCTCATCAGCACTGGGTATATCGTGCCCCGCCCTGAGGGGGTTCTCTACACCTACCAGTTCACGACATTGCCGGCTTTTGGTTTTGGCAGTTCACCCGGATTCATCGCTGGATTCGGAGAAGGGTTTTGGGCTTAGTACATGGCAGGGACCACAAACACACTTCAGTGGAATCCGACGCAAGCGAATCAAGAGAATGATGCCGCGTACTTGGCCGACCCACAGCGCGCAGGCGGCGCGAGCAACCCGTCCGAGTTTGATGCCGAGTTGGCAAACAAGCTCTTTTACCAACTCAGCACGTACGTCACGGCTCTTGGGCAGATGCTTGCCAACAAGAACTTCACCAATAGCGATGCCAACCTGGCAACGCTGACAGCGGTCATGGCCAACATCCTCACGACCGCTGACTTGCCTGGTAGTCTTCAAACTGTTACGTGGGCGGCGTCTATCGCGCTCAACACGGTTGGGTATACCGGCTTCCAGATTACACTGGGCGGCAACACGACATTCACAGCACCGTCTACTACTCCAGGCCAGTTCGTACTCCTCGTGCTTGTGCAAGACGGTACTGGTGGGCGCACAGTTACTCTTGGATCCGGCTTTTCCTATACCGCTCTTAACCCTTCGCCTACGGCGGGTAGCGTCAGTGCGCAGCTTTTCTTTGCTAGCGCAGCCGGCACCTTGGAGGCCATCGGGCCTCTTATGACTACCTCAGGGATAGACGGCACGCCTGTTGGCGCCGTAGTTCCTAGCACTGGCGCATTCTCAGCATTAACCGCGCCAACCGTAGCCTCGAGCGACAACAGCACGAAGGCGGCGACGACGGCTTGGGCAAAGTTCGGGTTGTCAGTCAACATCGCCGCTACGGGGCATATAAAGCTCCCGTCTTGGCTCGGCGGCTTAGTCATCAACTGGGGTACTGTCGGTCCGGGTAATGGAGCTACCGCCAACTTTGACTTGTCGTTTCCCAGCACGTTGTTCGGCGTATTCTTGACCGCCATTTACAATTCTGGCTCT